ACTCATCGGTTCAGTCAGCTCATTACAACCCCGGAAGCTTTGAGTTACACTTAGATACGCAGTTTATTACCGCGACTCTTAAATTGAATGGTGAATATATATCAGGACCCGCTATATTTTGTAGATTAAATTATCCGAGTACCGAGATTTCAAAACAGTATGGTGGTGGCAAAGTGAACATAAGATATGAGCTCGCCTTGATGGATGACGATGACCTTTATTGGTGTATTAATCTCGAGGATGATAGAACTGAATTTGAATCATTTCCCATCACCTCAATGATGCAATGGAAAGATGATATGAGATTCGTTGCGATTGCACATATCCTTATAGAGCATGGTGATGGTGCGCTGCATATAGATGTTCGTGGAGATTCGGTTCCGTTCACCCAGGAAATGTGTGGTTATATCATTCAATCGAAAACATCAATATATAACATAGAAAAAAGTATAATAGACAATATGATAGTCAATAAACCGAGAATACTTAATAAGACTATTCAAAAGGTGGTTGAAATGACAGCTCAAACTGATTCTAAGTCGAATATAGTTCAACCTGTATTCTATAGAACTCGCGAGTTAGCGTCAATTATCATTCACCCCGCAGTGACTGAAAATATATGTATCAACCTTGATGCATACAAATCTTCGGTTGATAGATTCTATATAAAAATCGAGGGTACTTCATATAGCGAGGTTGGTAGAACTGAGTCTGGTGTGATATTTAAGGTACAAGGTAGTTTGTTACCCGGCACTGTGACATCAGGAACATACTATATTCTTAATGAAGATGCGGACCTCGTAACAACGGGTAAATATAAATACGAATCATGATAGACTTTAATCTCAATGAAGGTAATCCAACTATTAATGAGGATGTTGAATGTTTGTTACAGCAAATAGATATTCTCTTTAGCAGTTCGCCGGGTGATTTGCTCGGTGATATTGATTATGGCACGGACTATGAAAGTTTGTTATATAATCAAAAGCTCGATGCAGATGCGCTGAGTGAGCAGATGATGAGCGATTTATATAGTCTTGACTTACTCGGATTTGAGCCGTCCGTGAATGTTTATCTTACACAAGGCACTGAGCGCGACATCGCAGTCATTGAGGTTAGTCTTGTTAGATACTCTGAAAAATATAGAAAAGTATACAAAATATCATGAGATTATTCGATCTAAAGCATATACAATTCCACCAAATACTCGATGATGTCTCAGCGTATCTCGCTAAGTCCACAGGTTCTGTAAAAACTATTAATAAGAACACCGTATTTGGACAGCTCATGACAGTGGTGTCAGGCATTGCGCATAATATAATGCTATATATAGAGGATGCCCTGGTGGAGCAGAATAAATATACCGCACAACGCAAAAAATCTATTATAGGTCTTGCCGCACAATCAGGTTATCAACCATCATATGGCAAGAGCGCTGGTGTGTGGGTTCGCATTTCGCATAAGGCTAATAATATGAATCCGTTAGATGTAGTTGTATCGGAGCATCAAAAAATTCTATGCTCACAAAACGGTCTTTATTACAATATAGTGCTCAATAAAGCCGCAACTACTATTAAAACTGATACTAATCTTGCATCTGAGTATATGTATGCGGTTCAGGGGCAGTTTGATTCTCAATCATTCACTTCGTCCGGCGGCAAGTTTTATATTCAAAATATGAAATTCACTGGATACATGGATACAGATTATCTGTCCGTGAAGGTGAATGATGAGGAATGGTCTCAAGTTGCTTCGTTATACGATATGGGCCCTAATAAAAAAGAGTACGCAATTCGCTATAATCCAGTCGCTGGTATAGATATTATGTTCGGCAATGACGTCAATGGTAAGGCTCTGAAGTACGGAGATGTTATTGAAATATCTTATCTATTGCACGATGGTGAATCCGGAAATATAGATACAAAAGAATCAGGATACTTCCTGTTTGCTGATAAACTTAAAGATATATCGGGCGAGGAAGTTGATGGTAACAGTGTATTTGATATTTCATTTGCATCAGAAGATGCTGTTGCGGCTGGTGCAGACCCTGAAACTCTTGAACAGATTAAACTAATGATTGGTTATAATTCTCGCTCACTTGTACTATCCGATTCAAATGCATATAAAGCATTTCTGAATCGATTCTCGTTTGTGGGTTATAATCGCACATGGTCTGAACCAGGTTCTCTTGTGGTCAATTCAATGGTTATGCGTAACTATCAACTTGATATGTCGTCGGGTGAGGATTATTTTGACCTCCGTCCTAATCAGTTCTCGCTATCAGATATTCAAAAAACCTCAATACAAAATGCTATAAAGAACTCAGGGTCGCAACTTGCAGGTACTACTTATAACATTATTGACGTTGAGCTTTGCAAGTATGCATGTTATCTATATATAAAATTAAAGTCAAGTTCAACAGATACTACATTGATTTCCACAAAGATACGCACTCTGATTGGTGAGTTCTTTGGCGATATTCAATCAGACTCATATGTACCAAAATCAGACATCATTAATCTTATAAAAGAAAATATCGATGAGGTTGATGGCGTTAACTGTTACTTCCTTTCAGAGCGCAACGAAACGGCTATTCAGAAACAGCTATATCAAGACACTCAATACATATACGACCCCACAATCGGCTCATATCGCACAAAAACTGTTACGGTTAAACTAAACGGTGAAAATCCTATGCTCGGTCTTGATGCACACGGCAATATAGTTGTTGATGCTGATAATCAGTTCCCTGTGCTCATGGGTGGTTGGAATTACCTTAATAATGCCGGTGACGAAGTGACAATCAATGACCCTCTAATTATAGTTTTTGAATAATGATTGCATTTTTTGAACCAAAACCAAACACTGATATACAATGTTTTAACGGGTCTTATCCGTATGTGCATTGGGCTGGTCCGTTTTCGACAGGTGTTATAAGATACTTATCATTACACTTTGTATCCGATAAACCATCTATATATGCTTATATCGAGAATTGGGGTGATGATTGGAATTTTGCGCTCTACAGAGACCCCGAACATATAGATACCGAGTACGACGATATTGATTGGTACAATCTTGATAATGTGGCGGTTAAGAGCCTCGGACTGACTGGTCAACTTATTGGCGGAAAGTATATATATCAATTAATAGTGATTTGTCGTGCCGATGTGGAGGGTGAGTTTCTTGAGGATATATATATTGATAACGCGCCATATAAGATTGGTGCTGAGTTTCAGGGTGAGAACGAATCACTTCAAATCAACCTCGCAAATCAAGGAACTGAGCTCCCTGAACTCGTTACAAAAGCTATATATAGTTCGGACGTATATGAAGACGATACGGACTGGGTGCTATTAAATAGAAAACTTCGCGAACTTATTACGTGCCACATGGAACTGCTTGATAATAAAGGTTCATATAAGTCTCTCGAAAATACGCTACAATGGTTCGAATATAAAGACCTTGTTGAACTGAGAGAAGTGTGGAAGTATGAGACCCCAGATGGTACGAAAATGTACGATCAACCTATTAACAAGTTTGTGAGCGATGCTGCAAAGGTGCAGATGTTTAATTCAGCAAAGACTACGTATTTTACTCTACGGTCACTGAAGAAAACATGGGCAAGTCAAACCGCACCCGACCCAAATGACGAACTTGTGCCTACTATATATGATGCGGAGCTCGATACAGAGGACCCAACAGAGCAACTCGCCTGCATGTGGTCTGAGGAAGAGATGAGACTTAAAATGGTACTTCTCGGAAACTTTTTCGAGACTTATTTTATGCCCATTCACACGGAGCTCGTTAGGTCAGTTGTAGAGGATATTTCGGCACACAAAATATATATAGGTTATAGCAAAAGCGAAACTGTGATAGAGGAGTGTTTTAGCGAGGCCAATGATTTCGATGTTGATTTTTCATCAGACCAGGAAGACCCTCAATCACCATCCGACCTCTCGGAAAAGACTTATCATCTTGATATAGTGCATGTTAGCGCAGGTCTGCCTCGAACCTCGCCTTATAGCAATGCCCTCGAAAATGACGGAACTGTGCTGCTATCACAAGATGCTTATAAAGGTCTTGAATATGCTCCTATCATTGCCTGTCATATGGTTGACGAAGACGATGAAGATACTGTAGATATCGAGGATGCATTTACTAAGTCACTGGGTCAATTTTATAACGGGATTGGCGCACTAGTGACGGGTAAGTTTAGTTTTGAGGAACCTATTGTGGCCGGTTCGGTTGAATGTAATCAATGGGGTGAATATGTAACTACTTCATTTGCCGAGGATAATCCCTCAAATGAGTTTAGTCTTACGTTCCTATTTCCGTATGCAGGTTCCTTTATAATGTCATTTAGATTCAAAGGTGAGTCAGGAAAGTATTATACAAAGCTCTGCAAATTCACTATTAAAGACAATCTCAGAGTCGACTTAAAGTATTATGCTCTTGTCGCAGCAGTTGACCGAACCAAACAAACCCCGAACCCATTCACGGCTTCACCTGAACTCTTATATAACACTACTCGCACTCTTGAGACTCATGCATCTTTTAACGAAACTGAGTTAGCATATGAGGCGTTCCTTGAAGATATTGAGCACAGTTCATATGAAGATAGCACAAGATATATAACATACATACCCGCATTCAATACAACATCTCAAAATTGGCGTAGACCTTATACTACTAAGATGCGCACTATTCAGTTCTTATCGAATATGTCAGTACAACTCGTTAAGTTCAAAACACGCAACCGCGCAGAACTTAATAATTACTGGATAGATATGCATACAGACGTTGATGAGGATGGTAATTCATTAGATAGCGGTTGGGTGCGAATGGTCCCAAAATATCGTGACCAACCCATCAAAATTACCGCAAAGGCTTATGATGAAGACGGAAATCTTATCGCGAGCGATGCATATAGAGAGTTTGACAGAAATGTATTCTTTCCGGAGCTTCATAAGCTTGTTCCCATCAACGGAAAAGTTAGTAATGAATATCCGATTGTTTGTCAACCCACAGCGATTCTTGAGCTATCCGAAAATGGAGAACAAGTCGAAAAGCATGTCCCATTCTCTTATATAAGTTCACAGAGCGCATGGGAGTTCTATTCGTACGCACTTGTAAAGAATATTTCTGAACTATCAGATAGTATATGCGACCCATTTATTTCATGGCCTTATAAAGAACCCCTACCCAACGGTTACTATAAAGTGACGTTCAGATATCGCATAGGTGACGATGAAAAAACTATTATAGACAATCCCTCATGGAAGATAGTCGATACCGAACTTCCTGAGTTTAATTATGAACAATATAAACCGTAATTATGTTTGCAGTGAATATTTGCGTTAGCACAGTTGCCGGTGATCGTTATGACAAAGTTGCTATCAATACAACACCAATCATCATAACAGCCGGTGAGCTCAGAGAGCAACTCGCGAGCGACTTTTTTAGGCAATTCATTGAATCTAAAATCCGCACACCACACCTCTTAGCAACTGCTGAGTTTCATGTGCTTATTTTCGATGACACAAAAGCCATAGATAGGATGATAATTCCACTCAAAGATATCATGGATATTAATCTTTTTGCAACCCCCGCGGAGAATAAAGATTGATAACATCGTCATAAAGCGCGTTTATCTGCGCTCTAACAAAGAAAAAGCCCCGAAGATATATATTTCTTCAGGGCTTTGTTTTTCGCGCGTTAAATCGCATTAAAATGCAATTATAAAAATCACATCAAAATCAATCGTATGGATATAGGTATTTTCCGCAGTCCATACAGATCGCTATCCATTTTCCATCCCTTCGCTCAATGAGCCCGGGGTTGTGGATGTCAAGAATAGCACACCGCTGATGCACGAGCCATCTCTTTAGTGAGTGTTTCATCGTCGAGAACTTCATAGAACAGCACATAACCTTTAATGTTCGATGTAATGGATATTGGGCGAATCGAGGGGTGTTTGTGTAAAAAATCACATAGCACCCATTCTTCTCCGAAAACTTGATATCCAAATCTTATACCTGACCTTCTCATAGTACTAACCAATTAAGTATATAACAAATGATAATTACAGAAATCACAGTCAATAATCGCGAAACGATATTACTCAGCGCTTGCTTTTGGTCTTTCATAGGGGTCTTGATGGGGCAGACTGAGAGCTTAATCATGCTACAAACAGCCATCCAACACATCCAAAGACCGAAGCTGATATCCGGGAGAGCATATCCGTACTGAGCTGCAATAGGCACGACAAGCATATCATATGCAACTGTATATCCCCATGCATACACTAACCATGCGCACATACCAAGCACTCCGGCAATGGGTACCAAACAAACTATAGCGAGGAGTTTTGCTATTATATCTTTCATCGTCTAAATATTTGATTAAAGTAGTTAATAAATTCTGATTTTTCGTCGTAATATATTGCGATATTAATTTCGGATTCATCTAAGACCTTTTCGCCTGATGTAATCTTAATTACAAATCGCACGAGTTCAAATTCTTCATCATTCACCGATCCCGGACCAACAAGTTCAACTATTTGAGTGATATTAATAAGCACATCACGTTGCTTCATCACATGACCATTAATCATTACCTGAGAGCCTGGTTGGGTTTCTTGAGTTGTTCGGGTGAATGCATTGCCTTGAAATTGAAATTCAAGGGGCTCAAGTGAACTTTTTATATACTCAACAAAAGTATCCCTCAATGTCTTCTCGTTGTTCTTTAATTCTTCTTGAGATGTTTTCATATTGTTCTTTTGTTATAATTTCAGGCACGAGTTCGAATGCGATTTGGTCCCAATCGAGCATTGTTACTTGTTCGCCGGTTATGGTAGAATAAAATGTTTTAGGCACACCAAGCGCTCTGTCGTCAATATATATATCTGCATACTGCTTTGGTGAGGCTGTATGGAGGTCTGATGTGGTATGATTAGCGCCGTCGAAATCAAGCCAGTACGACTCACAGAACTCAATAGCTTCTGCTAATTTTCTACCATATCGTGATGACCATAAAAATACTTTGTGTCCGTTTTGACGAATTGTTTTAATTGTCTCAATGGCACCCGGAATTGGTTCTCCTATTCGAGGAAACTTATTCATGACTATGGTGCCATCAAAATCAACGGCGATATGTTTTGTCTTTACTTTCATGTATATATATAAAAAAAAGCTCACCTAAATTTAGTGAGCTTTTTGAATTAATATCACGTTCTTTTAAGAATTATGCAAGGTCGAGTTCGGTTTCGTTTTCATCAAGGAGGTCGTCACCGTCAAGAGGGTCAACAACGGGTGCGTCAGTGTCGGGCTCGGTTGTTTCATTGCTGTCAGTGTCGGGCTCGGTTGTTTCATTGCTGTCAGTGTCGGGCTCGGTTGTTTCATTGCTGTCAGTGTCGGGCTCGGTTGTTTCATTGCTGTCAGTGTCGGGCTCGGTTGTAGAGCCTTCTAAGATTTCAGCAGCAACCTCAGCGCATGTAACATATTGTTCACAAATCTCTTCATCAGAGAGATTCTCAAGATCTTCCTGTACCTCAGCACCCACTTGAGTAATGCGTCCCTTATTCACGAGAGCTTCGATTTGTTGTCTTGTCATATATATAAATATTTGATTATCAATTGATTAATACTTTTTACCGCCACGCTCTGATTGCAATCTCATTTGTTCGCGGATCTGTCTTTTCTTTGATTTATCTGAATCATTCGAACCGAATATACCCGCAACTAATGTAAATGAGCGAATTGAGAGTTCAACGGGTGCGTTTTTATTAGCGAGTTCTTCAAGATAATCCAATGCTTGCTCCTTAGCTTCGGGTGTGAGCACGTCAGGCATAATCTTCGGTGCAAGACCGCGGATGAGGCTTAATATCTCTTCAGTTGTGAAGTCGAGGTCACAAATGAGCGCGCGGTTTCTAACGGCCGTATCGATTTGACCTGCGCGGAAATTTGTAATAATTATACCACCACCCTCATAAAGGAATTGTTTCGGATAGTACCAGCGGTCTTTAACGTCATCCCAAACAGCATCGTCACACGTTTCAGCGAGTTCGGTACTCATGGGGATGTTTGTAGATACGTTCCAAGTAACCCAGCGCTCATCTGAAGAATCGAATGCAGCTTTAAGGAGGTTGATAGCATCATCGTCCTTGAATACTGAGTCACAGTCATCCATTATAAGGAGTTGACCGGGTTTCTTGAAATCATGCAGAGCTGTGAATAGTGCTGATGGTGTACATTTGCCTTTGAGGAGTCTATAACCCTCGTCTTGTTCGAGACCGGTTCCTTTAACCGCTTGCATAACACGGAAAGTCTTACCAACACCAGGCGCACCGCAAAGGAGCGCAAGAGGACGGATACCCTTAATGACGTTGTATATATAAGACTTCATATCACCAAAGCGCTCTTCAGGGGTTGCGCGCTCTTCTTCTTCGAATTGATATTGAACAGCTTCGAGGTCTTTGTCTGTTGCAGATGTCACAGTGACGTTGGGGCGCACACTTAAACGAGCATCATCGATTTTCGCACAGAGCTCATCGTACTGTTTTTGCAAGTCGTCAACGTTTTTGCCTTTATTTTTCCAATCACGAAGTTTGTGATACATGCTTTGCTTTTGACGTTTGAGACCTGCGAGTACAGGATCGTCAGAGGCTTCGACTACGAGGCTTTCAAATAATTGCGCACCTCTGAGGCGTTCGCGAATATCAGCAACGTTCATTTTAACCTTACCCTTGAGTACATCTTCAACAACTCGCATCATTTTAACAGTATTTGCGCCTTTTGCGAGCACATATACTTCATAGTTGTGACAAGTATCGGGGTAGAATAATGTTGAATAAGCGTTCAAATAGTCCTTAGTAAACGCAACTGCTTCGATTTGAGATGTATTTGCAATATCCCATACAAATGCAGCACCTTCGTATTTATCATTATAGACTTGAACAATTTGCTTAGTCTTACCATCCACTCGCACGGTTGCGGTTATAGGTATGGTATATATTTTACGTTTTTCGAGATACTTTTTAATAAGCTCTTTAGCCTTTTCAATATCTCGAGAACGTATGCCTTCAAAAATGAAGCCACAATTTTCTTGTATAAATGAACTTAAATCCATATTGAAAGTTAATTATCACATTTTTTTACCATGGACCACGACCTTAAACTCTTCACCTTCGTGTAATATATCAAGCACTGCCATTGCTGTGCGCTTGAGCATCATATAACCATCATGAGTACCTTTGAATCGATATTCAATAGTTTTTTCGATAGTATATCCTGTATTGAGTTCACTGATTTCACCACGCTCCAATCCCAAGTCATCAAAAAATTGCTGCATCTTTGAGATAATATTGTAGTCAACATCAGGCCTTTCAGTCCATGAAATATTTATTTTATAATATCCTATATTTGAACTAATCGTTGGTTCGGGGTCGGGTTTGAGTGCAGGGAGTTCCGTTCTCGGCTCGATGATTTTTTTTCGCGGCGTCATGTTTGGTGTTCTTTTTCTAATAATATTAAAATCATCATCAACACCGCACACCGGATTTTTGTTTTCTGATTGCTTCGACCATCTGACCGGGTTCTTCCAATTATTCGGATTGCAATACTCCGGAGTCTCGGGTCGGCCACCGATTTTATATAGTTCCGCACATATATTTGAATACGGTTTGAGCAAGGGACGACCGTCATATTGCTTTATATAACAACGTTGGAGGGCTTCGCGGATGAGTCCTCGCTTGCGATCCAGTTCTTTTCTGTCTTCTCTCGTGTATTTGTTCATGTGATAAAATAACTAATCCATTGACTCACTTTAATATTTGTCACTGTCACACGATTGATTATATATAAAAACATTAAAATATGTCACTGTCACTATCACCGCGATATGACCTGTTTAGAATAGCTCTACCAAAGGATTTTTTACCAGAGCCTGTATTTAATAAATGGTCAAAATTCCTTGCTAAAAACCCAGGAGTTATTACAAATCCTATAGATTACCTCAACGAATCTATTCGCGGAATTACTTTCCCTGGAATCTCGGAGCTCACTGTTGAACAGGACCAACACTCAACAAACCCGGTCACGCGCACATCAAAACGTATTAATGTAGACCCGAAACGAACCAATACCACAACAACCGCAGGTAATCCGCTTGATAAAATCGAACGCAAAGTTACTATTAAGTTTAGGCTTAATCAGGGTCTATATAATTACTGGATGTTATATGAATCGATATTTTATCGTATCTGTAAACATGAACTATATGACAAAGGTGATGACCTGTTTATAGATATATTAAACGAACTCGGCAATCCTGTTTGTAGACTTAGTCTTTATCAATGTCATATTAATGGGCTTGATGGGCTCGAGTTCGGGTATGACAAAATCGAGCGCCAAACAGATGAATTTAGTTTAGAGCTCGCGTTTAATAATGTTGATTTTGACTTTATTGATTAAACTTCTTCAATCGTCAAGTGTGGATGATTCAGTCCAATCTTGACGATTTTTTGGTCGACATCTACATGCAATATAACTTCTTGCCCACTTATCGACCAATCTACAACGGTTCCCGTCACATCCAAATGCATAACGCAATCGCACATAAAGTGATAGGTGTGACCAAACATCATTGAGCCTATGTATTCTTGTATTGTTTTCATAATGTATATAAAATAAAACAACCAACAGTTCTTCTCGAGCTATTGGTTGTAAAAACAAAAGAACATTTACAGAGAAAAAATCACCGGTGTGTAGTTTAGCGTACGCTATCAACCGCTACACTGTCTACTACGACAACTGAATCGGCCGCAATTGAATCTACTGCAACCACGATTGAATCTGCGTCAGCCGCACTGGCATCTGATGAGCCGTTATTGCAAGCGCTGAATGCGCTCATTGCAAGTACTGCGGCTACTGCTAAAAGAATTTTCTTCATAATACTTATTACCTTTTAATCTTATCTTAGAAATATAATATACGAAGTGTCACTGTTTAGTACATCCTAAGGATTTTCTTTGGCTTCACATTCGTCACATTCACATTTAGTATCATCAACCGTAGGGAGATCCATGAACTTGAGAATGCCATTTACATGCGCATCAAGCAATTGAGTGACTGTATGGTCGCTTTTGAGGAGTGCAAGGTCTTCCTTGTTGTCATAGAATAGCGATTCTGTTAAAACGGCCTTGCATTTTGTTTTATATATAACTGTAAAGTTTTCCTGCCAATACTTCTGTGTAGGGAGCGGTTGGCGCATTTTGAACCCTTTGAGTTTTACTGCGTCAAATATTTTATTAGCAAGTTCTTTAGATGCTGATGAGCAGTTCTTTGAAACGAACACAGACCATCCGCGCGCAGACATCCAATCACCAGCACCGGCTGCATTGGCGTGAATAGATATAAATAAGCAATTTGCAGTACCATATTTATCACATATGGCGTTTGCGCGAGCAACACGAGTTGATAGCGATACTTTTTTATTATCTTCAGCTTCTGTTACTGTTTCAAATACGGTTATGCCTTGTCCTTTGAGGCGGTTATATATTTTTCGACCAAGTGTTCTATTAAATTTCCATTCATAGAATGTTTTGTCGGGTGAACATTTACCGTTGAGCGGGTCAACAGAGGAGTGTCCGTAGTCGATTATTACTATTTGTTTCGACATGTTTTTATATATATAATACAAAAATACCCAGGACCTCACGGTTCCGGGTATCGAGAATGTTATTATGAAAAACTTGAAATGTGTCTTTATTTAACTACCTCTTCGAGAATTGGTTTGATATTTACTCGCTTGATGCAGCCCTCAACGATTTCGAAGGGAACTTTGTGTTGGAGCTGTCCAACCGTATCGTTATAAGCGAGGTCTTCCTCGAGAGTTTTGTATCGAACTGTGATCGTTTGCCCGGCTTTATAATCCACTAACTTTTCGGGTGTGGTTTGAATCATTCCGGTGATGTTATGTGCGGGAATCTCAACGAATACTCCACATTTATTAGCGGAATTGATGACACCGGTAACAATGCCTTCCAATTCTTGTGTTGAATATATATTCCATTCATCACTATCATCACACCAGGCCTTATGGATATCCATGAGATTGAGATTGCCTATGTGACGGAGGAACGCTTTGCGCGAGCATACAAGGCTCATACCGCGACCGCCGGGTTTTTGTGTGTAACTTGAAATGAATGTATCAACTTCTTGACCTTCAAATGCTTCGAAATCATTTGTTGCATTGAGTACGATTTGTGAGCCGGGAATGAATGCATCGATCATATAATCTTCACCAACAAACGCTGATACGTTAGGCATTACCGCCTTGCCAATATAACCACCACGAACCAGCTTCAGGTCTTTGACTTTGATGGGTGTAAGCGCTTTTAGACTTATGACATTTTGAAGCCATGGATCCTTTGCGCGTACGCTGATAAATCCTTCAATCATAGGCTCAATCAAGTCAACCATTGTGAGTTTAGAGTTCTTCTCGATTACTCGAGCATGAACAGGATAGTTGGGAATGATGAAGTTGTGGTATTTTGAAAGATTGTTGCGTGTTGCGAAGTTTTCTTTATAAGAACCCGCATCAAATACGACCCCATGCTCCTTTGAAACAGATAAAATGTTCAAAAATACATCGTCGCCAACTGATAATTCACGGGGTACATTGTTGCCGAGGTCTGCAATGTTTTTGCGTCGGCTCTTATAACCATAGGTTTTCATAAATGCCTCTGCGATACTGAGACCTGCGAGATCGTGTGATGTAAATTTGATTCGCTCACGATCGTTTTTGAAAGGAAACTCCAACGGATCTTTGTGGTTCTTCTCGGCGAACTTGACTTTGATTCGGTCGCAAATCTCTTGAGCAACTGGATCGACCTTCATCAGTGCGCGCCATTTAGCGCGTTCACGTTCTTCGGGAGTAGGAACTTTATTGGATTTGGATTGTTTACCTTTGTTGTTTTTGCGAGCGTTTGCTTCCGCATCCTTAACTCGCTGTGTTTGATTTTTCAAATTGTTTTCGTATTAAAAAGTGAAACGTTCAATGTTATAATATACATCCGCGCCATCAATTATTTAGTTTTGGATGCATTTTTTCGTTTTGCGGCGCAATAAAGGCGAACCTTATTGAGCGTATATGATGAGAACATATTCTTTGCTGCCCATTGCATATAGCTCGGGTCATCGACCATCACATCATATACGTCGCGGTCACGGTATTTACCTTGACAGAATACAACTAAGTCGGGTTCGCCTGCAGATGCTGCGTTTCGAACAGTACCGTCCGGAACATAAAGATCGTTCTCGGGCCATTCATCAATAGTTTCGTAATCGAGATATTCCATTTGACATTTGAATACCTCGAGCGTTGCTTTTACGTCTGAAAGTGAATTATGAGCATCGAGACCAGCTTGTTCCATCGTTTTGCCTGTATAACGCTCATAAACCGCACCGAGGTTGTTGGGGTGGATTCTACGTTCCATTGCGAGTACATCATAGAACTTGATACCATCGATGGGAAAATTGAAACCAGCATGAGTGAAATCTTTATAGATTCGAAGAATGTCAAACTGATTGCTATTATAACCCATGATATCACAACCATCGATGAATTGCAAGAAGCTTTCCCCCACGGTTCTCAAAGTCTTGCCATTAGATTCAATGAACTCCTTTGACAACCCGTGAACCGCTTCGGCTTCGGGTGAGATATTGTAGGTACCGAGGGGCTTAATATAATTATCCCAGGTACCTACAATTTCGAAGGTTTCTGTATTGAATTTAACAGCTGATAACTGAATAATCCAATCGTATTGTGCTGAAAGGCCTGAAGTTTCTACATCGAGAACTACAGCAAATTGTTTCATACTAAATAAAGAATTTGGCGTTTAACATTTGTTTTGTCGTAGGAAACATGAACCCAATCGGGCCCGACTTTTTTGTCCCCTTTTTCAAATATAAGCTGACAGAACGGAAGGTTTAGCGTTTGTATTAATTTGAATAGCTTCATATTTTCACTACGAGACCCTACTGTAATATCAGCAGCCTGCCCTTTTCGATGTTGGCTTGTTTTGACTCCGCCGACAGCTGAATTGAGTGCTGGGCAACGATATCCCGAGCTCACACGAATAGCTGAACCATATGCTTCGCGAAGGGGGTCAAGAATTTTTTCTATTAACAGTGTTAGGTTTGCTTCTACTTCTGCGGTTGGTGTATTATCAATCCCTTTAGCTTTTGCAGTAGCACTGTTGCAAAGCTCTTTAATGGTAAAATATTTCATAAAAGCACAAATATAATTCTTATATCAAAAATAAAAATTGCAAGTCTCGCTCTAAGACCTGCAATTTCATAGTTTATCTGTGCTCTAATCGAGTTTGTGTTCGAAAATGATGATTTATATATCTTGAGTTGAAATCGCGCGTTAGAACTCAGTTATGAGTGCTCAACGATCGCATTAAAATCAACTTCTCTAAAATCGGCTGAAATCTTTTCGATGCTATATCTATGACCCTCGGATTTATATATACGAACTTTTGCGAGCGCCTGATTATGAAGTTTGCCTGTTGGAAACTCGTCAATGATGTCGTATAAATAAAACTCCGACTTCTCCGCTGTGCGCAACATAAGTCGACCAAGCGATTGTCGAGTGATTGTATCTGCTTTGAACGACTGAGCAAATATTCCATAATCCACATTACGGAAGGTGAGACCCGTGCCAACCACCGCGAAACTGCCTATTAATATACAATCATTCGATTCAAGCATCTTATCAAGTGTTTGTTGTCGTTTTTTGAGTGTAGTTGAGCCTGTGATTTTATATACTTGTTTGTTTGGGCAGAGTTTCTTATAATGAGCCTCAAGGAACTTTATGTACTCAACATTATGAGCAAATATAATCACGTTTTTGTTGAGGTGTGTGACTATATTATCCATTAATTCAAGTCGAGGTGCTGAAAACATTGCACATAGTTGTTCGAGGTTGAGGGTTTTTGACGATTTTGAACATGCCTCAGTGAGATATTTTATATATTCGTCGGTCTCGAGGCGTGATTTTGATAGGGTCAGGGCAGTAGGTAACTGCTTCTTATGCACCATTGTAAACTGTCTTTCGTGTGGTTCAAGTGTCAATGGTCGACCGTTTTTATCCTTTATATAGTTCGATAGTAAGTATTCGGCACATTTTATGGTGACGTTTTGTAGGGTTTCGGGAGTGTATTTAATGCGGAATTGCTTGATAATGGGGTCGGCTAAGAAACCTTCTTCAATGAGTTCGCGTGAGCTAATCTCTTGAACCTTCGGCCCGAGCACCGCCTGGCATGCAAACCACTCAATAGTATTAGGTTTTGGAAGGGTTCCGGTGAAGCCAAATCGTAGTTTGAGTTTCTTAAAAGCATCAAGCGCGAGGATGGTTTTAATAGATTTGCATGGAGCCTTGTGTGCCTCATCGACACAGACTACATCATAATCGTTAAAGAAGTCCGGGTCGTATTTTGCATAGCGAGGATCCGCCTTACGTACAAGCGACTGAAAGGTACCTATTGTAAGGTCTGCCATAGACACTTGCTCACCATCAGCCCATATCTGTTCGCAATTGAAATAGTCTTTATATTCTTTCAGATCCTTCACACCTTGCTTAACCAGGTGAATGGATGGCACAATCATTAATATCTTTTTAGCACCGAGCACTTCCTTAGCGGCACGAGCTACAATATTAAATATCAATGTCTTACCCGCGCGAGTTGCGAGTTCGGACAGTGATAAATTGTATTTAAGTATCAACCAAGCGGCCTCGAGTTGGTAGTCACGAGGCTCTACATTGAGCCCCCATGAACCCACAAGTTCCTTAAATTGCTCCAATGTGAGATTGAAAGGGGTATACTTAAATGAGCTATCAATAGTGCTCGAATCAATTTCAATCTTATTGGCACTACAAAAGTCTATAACCTCCTTCCATAACCCTGCAGCACAATAGTATATCCATTCACCGGACTTGCTTTTGAACTTATCAAGAAATACCTCAGCTGTTGGTACTCCAGAATATGTTGGGAGTAGTTGGTACTGAGGTATTTTATTCATATGCTTTTCAAGCACCCTCAGCGCCGCATCTTCGCCAGTGATAAATATATAGCGCTTATCGTTTGGGTTGATTATAATTTTTAACATATCTATATGGTTTTGGCATAAAATATGTTATTAAGTGTCGCAGTTTAGAACCCACTTAGTCTGACCTGCATCATATATACGAATAAATCCATGTTCATCCATCACCCGCTTTTCAGTCCAACCATCCTTTGAGTCTTTCCATCCGAGCTGTACTATCCTATCCTTAGTGAATGACATGCGATGATATCTTTGCATATTTACTGTATCGATATACCAATACGAATCAGTACCCTTACCAACCCCAACGAACCCCAATTTCTTATATAGTCCTCCTGAACTGATATCACGTGACGCATACGAGTATATTACATCAGGCAAGTGCTTAGAAATGAAGTACTTAAGCAACTTTGAAGCACCCCCAACCACACGCACTCCGAGTAACGAACAGAACCT